TCTACAACCTCGACTACACGAAGCCGGTGTATATAGCCCAATTCGGGCAGATATTCGCCATATATTCGGTAGAAACAGGCGAAAACGACATCTGCGACTGCCAACTGCTGAAACTGAAAGTGGACGGAGTGGTGGCAGCAACGTATTATCTGCGCTTGGACGGCAAGAATGAAGACAGCCAATGGGTTGCAGAAGCGGACGGCATTAACGGCACAGCGTATGCCATAACATCGAACGGAACGCCCTATATCGTCGATTACGATTCCCGCCTTTATGTCGATCTGTACGAGGAGGACGGCGATCTGTATCTGTCTATCTACGCCCCCGAAAACGCCGGAACAGAGGAAATTAATTACAACCCTGTCATTCTGGGAATTCAGGAGAACGACGCCGTGCGCCGGCAGGTGGCAGTATCCCAGAAAGCAAAGTCGGCCTAATTTATTAACCATTAATCTATATGAAGAATGAAATAAAGCGTACGGGAACAGCCCGCAAAGTGGGCCGCCCTCGTGCATATACCCCCGAAGCCCTTGAAGCCAAGTTTGAGGAATACGTCGAATGGGTGAAAGCGAATCCGGTTTACATCAACAAGGTTTCAGCAGGGGAAATAATTCCCGTTCCAACACAGCGTCCCCTGACATTGGTGGGATTCTGCCAATTTGCGAAGATCAGCAGGCAAAATTTCTATGAATATGAGTCAAGGGAGGAATTTTCTGACATCCTTACGTGCGTGCGCGAGGCTATCGAGGCGGACCAGCTGGAGGGCGCATTATGTGGACAGTACGATTCGGGAATCGTTGCCCGGGTTCTGCATCTTGCCGACCGTCAGGATGTGACCACCAACGGCAAGGAGATAACGACCGCAACGCAGCCTATTTCCGTGGTCCTCGACCCCGAAGCGGCCAAGATCATCCAGTCCATCGGCAGGCGGACAGTAAAGGAATGACGGGGCACGCTGCGTGTGATGATGCACGCCACCGAATAACGACGAAATGACGAGAGCCGGGAATTACTCCGGCTCTCTTTGTCTTTTATCGAGCGTATTTGCGTTCTGGAATGCCTAAATTTCGACGATCTCCTAACGGGTGAAGCATATACCCTCCAAAGAGCAAGCGTCGCCAAATCGGCTATTTCTTTGTTGTCGGCTTGAACCCTATCGGCTGGGAGGGCTTGCGGGCTTGTGGCACTTTGATCGACAATGCTGCGATAGCCTGATAGATATTGTCGAGTTCCTGGCGCATATCCTCCGACAGATCGCTGACCGCTTCGGCATTGTCTGCATCAGCCCGCTCCAGTAGTGCCAGTTTTGCCCGAATTTCGGCCAATTCTGCCGTGATTTGGGTTGTGGTGGTAATGTAGTTGCGCATTGCTACAAAAGCCCGCATAATGGCCCTATTTACCCGTATAGCCGTCTCGCTACGCAGGACGCTCGAAAGCATTGCGACACCCATTTCCGTAAAAGCAAATGGCATATAGCGACGACCACCCCAATTTGAGGACGCATTTTGTGATGTTAGACTTGAGGTCGCAATTTGCGTCCTCAAAATTTCATATTCTTTTTCCGAGAGTACAAACATAAAATCGTCGCCCTCGAAACGCTCGATATTGCGCCTTACGGCCTCTTTCAGCCGCTTTGTCTCCACTTGGTAGAGTTCGGCCAGGTCGAAGTCCAGCATTACCCGCTGGCCTCGTATTTCGTAAATCTTGCTTTGGATGGGTTGCAGTTCCATAAGTCGGTATTGTTAAGATTTATCCCTCGTATCCTTCGTAATAGTACGACTGTTCGATTCCCTTGAAAATAACTTCCCGATCATCCGTGCGGTCGGTTAATGCCTGGCCGAGCAGGGCCCGTAATTCCAGATCATTGATCGGGCTGCGTTCCATAGCCTGCAAATACAAATCCTTATCCACCTTCCGCCAATCCACAACCTGCTGGAGGCGCTTTTTCAGCATCATGTCGAGCCAGATGCGAGTGGCCCGACCGTTGCCCTCCATGAACGGGTGTGCGATGTTCATTTCGACATATTTTGCGATGATCTCCTCGAAGGTCGTTTCCGGCATCTGCTCGATCACCGGGAGGATCGCACCCAGATAAAGGCAATTTGCAAAGCGAAAGCCCCCCTTTGCGATGTTCAGCGTCCGAATCTTTCCGGCAAAGTCATACAACCCACCGAACAGATAGCGGTGAATCTCACAAAGCCCGGCCACGGTTCCGACCTCTATACGGTCGATGTCCCCCGATTCGAAAAGGGCGTGCGCTTGTTTGAGGCTTTGGGCGTCTATTTGATAGGTTTTAGAATTCATATAGGACGGTTTTTTATTTCGTTTTCCAGTTCTTTCAGTTGTTCCATATCCTCACGGTCTGCCTCAATAGCTTCTTTGCGTTTGCGGCGTGCATTGAATTCTTCGTAAACCTGATAAGCGAATTTGTCTTTGTGCTCTTTACGGACCATTCCAGCGTTAGATAACAAGCGTTGGTCGTTGGAAAGCAGAATTTTATCGACGTTTTCACGCCAAAAATTCATTGTGAGGTCTTTTCGGTTTTTGGCTCTGAATTCAGCTGTTTCTAAGAAGATAACGACTAGTCGATTCAAAGAATCCAATTCGTCGTGTGTCAAATAATTTTTGGCAATAATGACATCTTGTTTGCGCACTACCGCCCCTTTCCAAGAAGTCAGCCCCATATTCGGAGCATCTGCATCGGCTCGTGTCATTACGATCTCCGCGGATGTCTGACCCGTTACAGCATACAATAGTTTGTTTTGGGTTTCGGCATAAAACATTTGCGTCGCTTTGTCTGTTTTGTCATAGTCATTACTCAGGGCAAACAGGTCGCGCACCTTTTGATAAAATCGCTTTTCCGAGGCTCGAATATCGCGAATACGGGCGAGAAGTTCGTCGAAATGATCCGGGCGGCCGTCGGGATTTTTCAATCGCTCATCGTCAATTACGAACCCTTTACGCAGGTATTCGGCAAGATTGCGGTTTGCCCATTGGCGGAACTGCACGCCGCGGATAGATCGAACGCGAAACCCTACCGCTAAAATCATTTCCAATGAATAGAATTTAACTTGGTAGGGCTTGCCATCTGTGGCAGTTGTTAAGTAATTCTTAATAACTGAATCGGCGGTTAATTCTTTGTCTTTTAGTATGTTGTTTATGTGCTGGCTAATGTTGGGGACCGAGGTGGCAAAAAGTTCGGCCAACTGCATTTGATTGAGCCAGACCGATCCGTCGCGGGCCAGTAATGAAACACTACTTTTTCCGTCGGCTGAATTGTATAGTATCAATTCTTGTTCCATGATGCAGATGTTTGAGGTTATTCCCCTTTTTCTACTTTGATAAGTTTGCCGCAATGCGGGCAGGTGATTGTGTTTGTCGGTTGAGGGGCGAAAAAATCACCCACGTTACAACCAATAGCGGCGGCAATACGCTCAAGCACTTCTACACTTGGATTCCCATTAATATGCTGGCTAAGTCCGACGGGCGTAATTCCCATTTTTTCGGCCACTTCTTTAACAGTTAGGCCGTTAGCCTTTATTGTTCTCTTTATATCCATAGCTTTAAATCTTTGGTACTGGTACAAATGTAGCTATAACTTTATTTTTCTGCAAAAATAATAGTAAAAACTTTATTTTTTATTTGCATAATTAAATTTATAGCTTTATATTTGCATCAAGAAATAAAACCAATAACTATAAATGTTATGACAACCACCCGCACCCGCTACAACAAATCGAAGATCATGCGCAACGCCTGGTATCTGAAACGTGCCAACGCTTCGATGACCTTTTCGGCCTGCCTGCGCAAGGCTTGGCGTAACGAGAAGCTGGCGGTCATGACGGCGATAATCGAGAACCGCCTGATGGAGGAATCGAAGGTTGCGGAATGGCATCCGCTGGCAAATGTTCCGGCCGACTACTACGGCAACAGCAGAACGTATTACGGAGACTAACGATAACCGGGGGCGTACCGCCCCTCAACACCTATTACGGAAATTGAAAAATAGCGAGATTCTCGCAAAACCTCGATAAAACAATGAATGAACAATTAACCCGGTCCGACATTCGGACAATGGCCCGCAAGGCGGCCGATTACATCACCTTCAACTGCGACGGCGTAAGCGAAGGTTTCGAAATTACCCACAAGGGGTACACGATATTCGTTGACTATTCGGCCCGGTTGTGCAACGACGAGATGAGCGAATTTACAGAAGTCCCCGCCGTATGGGACCGGGCGGGCCGGGAGTGTCCGGAGATCGCCGAAGCCTTGCAATTAATG